CGAATCTTATACTCAGCATTTCCTAAGTCATACTGTGCATTAGCAGATGGTAGGATATGACCATTAAGTTCAATCCCAGAACCTGCTTTAATAATACTTCCAGTGTTAGGAGTAATTTGAATTGCATCAGGACTATTACCAAAGGGTCCAGTATTATGTGCTCCAATTGCAATAGTAGATGATTGATTGGCAATATTAGTAGGTGCTAATGGTGGAGATGCATCAATCCACTGGTTACTACTACCATCAGCATAGTAAACTTTCAATCTACCTTCATTAGATTTCCACCAAAGGTCTCCATCAACAGGAGAAGTTGGTGCATCATCAGATGTAGTAACAGTAGCACCGCCACCGCTGCCACCACCTGAAGAATTAATTCTAAATCCAGAAGATGATACATTATCAATAGTAATTCCAGTACCTGCTTGAATGTTAATATCATCCAACGTACCATTACTTGCAGTCAATCTTAGAATTGCACCAGTTGGAGATGATACTGCGTCCTGAGAATATGTGGTGTCAATATCTGTAGGGATGTCTGTAAGTTTTGCCAACTCAATCCACTGACCAGCGTGTGCAAAGTATGCTCCACCTGTAGAATGAACATGTGCAAACATACCATGCCATGTACTGGGACTAGGTAGATCAGCAGTAGTATCGTAATGGAATCTTAGTTTATTTGATTGACCAGATAATTCAAGGACTCCTTGACCTGTTAGATTATATCCTTGGCAATCTAAATTGCCGCCAAGTTGCGGTGTGTTATCTTCTTTTACTTCAGTAATACCAGCAGAACCTGAAGATGCAACCCATCTCGCTGAAGCAAGATCCCACTTAATATATGTACCATCAAGAATAGGATTAGGAAGATTAACGTCAGATAAATCAGTAACCGTAGATGGAATCTGAGGTTTACCAATAAGATCTGAATACAAACCAGAGAACAATGTTGGTTTGTTTAAGATAACACCAAGACCTGTTGTCGCATTCCAATCAGATTGAATCTGACCAGCAGGAATAGTAGGTTTATTAATTAAATCACCATAGTCACCACTCTGACCTACAGCAGAGATAGTTGGTTTGTTAAGAATTTGAGCAACACCAGAAGTTGCAGACCAGTCAGCATTAACTTGTGCGGGTGGGATAGGAACATCATCCCATGTGACACCGCCACCAGTTGATCTAAGAAATTGACCGCTAGTTCCTGCACCGCCGTTGACTTGTAATGGTTTTCCTGTTGGAAAATTTAAACCTTCTTTTGCTTCTACAGGACCATTATCATTGTAGTTAGCAATTTGATTTGCTAGTAATTTAGACATACTTCTAGTCTCTCAGAGTGCTGCTATTATCTGAGAATTATTTATAAAGAGCGGGAGATCGGATTTGAACCGACGACATTCAGCTTGGAAGGCTGACGTTCTACCTCTGAACTACACCCGCAGAAAAGGGGGGAAGGTCATCTCCCCCAAGGCACATGCACGCCACCAATTTTATTATTTCAGATGCTAAATTGGAAAACAACCACACGGAAGGGGATTTACCACCAACATATTTTTTACTAGAACATGTAAACTAGGCGGGAGAGAGTCCCATCCGCACCACTTGCTTTTTTGGAGAAGCAAGAAACCCGAGGGGTCATAAACCATCCCGACCAGTGCGCTTTTATAGTCATCCCGAGACTGGACCAGCAGTTCTGCTTAGCTCCACCAGTGCAAGTTTAGAGTCTATCCGAGACTTCATCATCCTTCTCATCGGTATTGAAGGTGATGGTATCGCTACCACCAAATGAAATTACATCGTCACTAAGTCCACCAGGAATTGGGACTGTTCCTGCTGCAACATTACCAACAGTAGAAAAATCCACAACATTATCAAGAGCATCTAAATCACCGCCAGGACGATTAAGATAATCAGAAGAAAGATTAAAATTAAATTCGCTCTGACGATTATAATACTCTTGAGTATTATCAGTAAAACGAACTGTGTTTAAATTTTTCTTTACGTCTTGAATGTTGGAAAGAAGATTAAACAATTCAGTTAGGTATTGATCATCACCCTCTGCAAGAGCGTTAATCAATGACTGTCTAATTGCTTCTTCAGCTTTTTGTACGTGTGAAAATACGCTCATAGTAACCTCAGTTAAATTTACGGTATGCACCCACTTCAGGGTCGGGGTCTAACCACTTAGTATACTCTGGATCCTCAAGGCAAGTATCCAGTTGCATTTGATTATCAAGATAATACATGTCACTGTATCTCTTGGTCCAGTCATTATATTTTTGGATGCGAAAGTCTGGCATACCATTAATTTCTAGCAAACCGCACTGAACGTAGCGGTATGGTCCCCTCTCAAAAATGACAGTGGGTTGAGTCATGAGGCATCATCGTGATTGTTATAAGTATTATACCATTCATTAGTGCTCATGTCATGTGTTGCTTGTTCCAGTTCTGAAGCTGGCACAGCAACAACAGCCTTACCATCGGGTTGCCTGATTAGAAATTGTTCTCCATTTTCAATACGATCCATATACGTATCAAAATTTTTTTCAAACTCTGTTACTGTTACTTCAATCATGTTATACAACAAATATTTTGTTCTTGCATGTACTTAATTGATTCTTGACATCCACCTAATTTGATATCGTCAAGAACTATTTGTGGAAACGTACTATTGTTTCCAAATTCTTGATAGAATTCTTCACGAGTGAAGTCTCTATCAAGTTCATAAACTATGTACTTTAACTCAGACAAGTCCATGACTTGTTTAATTTTAGTACAATACTTACATCCTTTTCTGGAGTAGATAGTAAATGTCATGCTTCTAGAGATGCCATAGTTGCATCATAATCTTTCTGAAAAAGATCTAAACCTTTATCAGTCAATACATGATTATACATCTTATCAAAAATACCAGTAGGCATAGTAACAATATGTGCTCCATTATAAAATGCTCGTGATACTTTATAAACATCACGAAGAGATGCAGCAAGGACCTGTGTCTTAACATCTTGTACTTGATAGATGCTGGTAATAGAACGAATCAGTTCTAGTCCAGAGATAGAATTATCATCGTATCTACCAATGAATGGTGAGACATAAGTAGCACCTGCTTTGGCAGCAAGAATTGCTTGAGCAGCACTGAAAATGAGAGTAACATTGGTACGAATACCAATATCATTTAGAGACTTACAAACTTCAAGACCATCAGGAGTACAAGGAAGTTTAATTGTAGTAACTTCTCTGAACTCTGCTTGAAGTTGCATTGCCTCTTGGTACATTTTATCAACAGACCCAACAACTTCCATGCTAATGTCAGTGAGACCTAGATTTACCAACTCACGATAAACATCCAAAGGATCTTTACCACTCTTACGAATAAGAGTTGGGTTAGTAGTTACACCATCAACTAGTCCAGTCTTATAACGACTGGCAATGGATTCTACGTCTGCTGTGTCAAGAAAAATTTTCATTTAATTTATATGTTGGTTAATGTACCAAGTCGGAACGACAGGATTTGAACCTGCGACATCTCGCTCCCAAAGCGAGTGCTCTACCAAACTGAGCTACGTTCCGATTAGTGCTTTTTTATAGAGAAACTTATCTTCTAAATTATAGAACAACTTATAGTTTTCTGTCAATACGTAGTAACCTTTTATTTCACTACCATCACAATAAAAACCATAACCTTTGAGTGGTTCATTTACTCCATCAATTCTGAAGCATTTACTACCATTTTGTAGGTAGTTGTGAAATTTCTCATCTAGGTTGATCATCGTTCTTCAAAGTCCAATTTACGGACACGTCTTTTCTTACGTGCTTCTTGATATTGTAAGTCATTGTCTGTTAGGATTCCATTATATTTAATATTTTTTTTAGAATTCAGCAAAATAACTTGACCTAAATCAATGGCACCTACATGGTCATCCAAAACCCTCATCTGATTGGGGCAACCACAAAACTGTACTTTACTAGTGCTGGTCAATTCTTTGTTGCATGCTTTGCATCTTGCCATTAACATTACTCAGCATTTAACCTCTTAGTGAGAATGCTCGCTGACGGATTTGAACCGCCGAC